TATGGTTCCTTCTTTGAAGGCTTTGGCTGCTCGAGTTCTTAGTGGGTTTAATATTGCTCTGGGTACAACTAATGGTCGTCCGCATGTTATATCAGCTTTGTCGAATATTGATGGCCAGAAAGCTCAAGATGTTATGGCTAAACATGCCGGATCGACTGATCAGCCATCTGAAATGTTGTCTAAAGCTTTAGAGCATGTTCCTTCTGCTTTGGATAAATTGTATCATGCAATGGGAACTACTGACAAAATTGGTACTATAGATCCAGAGATACATTTCTCCCGATGTGATAGAATGTATTTGGGATCATCTTCAGGTCAGTTTACTGAATTTTTTGAAACGATAAAATTGGAAAGTGAGTTTCAGCCTATGTCAATGTATAAGCAGGCTTCTCAGAAGAAAATTCATTCCTGTTATGCTGTTATGAATTCTTTAGTGGACTTTTATTCAGGAGAGGCCCCGATAGACTCTTTGTTTGTTACTAATTTGAAGAATGAACATTATTTTTCCGTTGGTGAAAAGCAGGAGACGCAAGAAACTTGGGATAAATGGATAGCTAAAGCTCGGTCCTATGAAATTGCTAATGATTTTTTTTATAAAGAATGAGCGTATTACTCAGACTGTTCGAAAAATGCTAGAAGTAGGAGAAGTAATTTGTATTGGCATGAAATGGGGTAAAGGAGGGTACGACTGGATGGTTAAGAAAATGAAGGTTGTATTTGGTGAAGAGTGGAAGAAAATTTTTAGTGATGGAGATATTGTGAATTTGGATCTCTCGATACACTATATATGGCTTCAGTTAATGTATACTCTTGGTGGAATCTATTATAAGCCTACTCACAAAGATTTTTATCAAATGATGCGTGCCATTAATTTTTTTGGCTAGTTGTATTTCGGCTCGATTAGTTCATTTTTTTGGTCGTTTGTGGGCTTTAATAATTGGTAAAATGCCTTCTGGAGTATGGATGACATCTCATGGTAATTCATTCATTGTTGCTTTATGGTTTTTTCTCTTTTGTACAATGCAGATCTTGTTTGCTCCCCAAGACAAGAAAGAGAAGATGGAAGAGTCCTTGATTCAGAAAGTTACTCATGTTTTGGATTATGGTGATGATCAGATACAGGTTGTAGATAGGTATAATGTTGAGAAATATTTTTCGATAACTTTGTTCGAACGTTGGCTTAAATTGTATTTAAATGTTAAGATGCGAGATGTCAGGTCTGATGTTCCCTTGTTAGTTGATCCAGGAGGGGGTTATCACAAAGGATCTGGTATTGTTTTTCTTAAGCATTTGGGGATCCGGAATCGAAATGATGATCGAGGACAGCCTTACTATCTTCCGTATAGGGATAGATCTGAGTTTATAGTAAAAGCTGTTTGGGGTAGAGAGACGAAAGAGAGAGACGTTTATGATTTTATGCTTTCGCTTTTAGGTCATGCCTATGGTTCATATGGGTCTAACTATTTTGCGTATGTTTGGTTAAAAAATGCTTTTTTTT